GGTGACATTGAACTAGAAAACGGTTCAAAGGTATTCACTGCTGCCACTGGTAAGTCTGGTATTCGTGGCAAGTCCGTTAACATGCTATACGTTGACGAAGCTGCGATTATTCCAAACAACGTTGCCGAAGAATTCTTCACTGCGGTTTATCCAACTATTTCCGCTGGTCAAACTACTAAGATTCTACTATCTTCCACTCCACTAGGTTACAACCACTTCTGGAGATTCTGGAATGACGCTGAGAATGACCGCAACGGTTTCGTTCCATTGTTTATCCCTTACTGGGAAATCCCAGGTCGTGATGCAGCTTGGGCTGAAGAACAGAAGCGTATGCTCGGTGAGCTCAAGTTCAACCAAGAGGTTTTATGTAACTTCCTAGGTTCTAGTTTAACCCTAATCCGAGCAGACGTTATCGCTAAGATGACCGTTGACCAACCTATATTAAGCAAGGATGGTTTAGATGTGTTCGAGAGACCACAGAAGAACCACACGTATTGTGGCGTTGTTGACGTGGCAGCTGGTGTTGAGGGTGACTCTTCGACTATTCAGATGATTGATATTACGGAAACTCCATATAGGATCGTCGCAAAGTATAAACGAAATGATATCACCCCTCTACTATTCCCTTCTGTAATTTTCAAAGTTGCAACTGAGTATAACAACGCTTTTATTCTAATTGAAACTAACATATCCGATCAAGTTGCTCAGATTATGCACCAAGAACTAGAATATGAGAACATCCTAATGGTTTCTAGAGCGAACGGAGTTCAAACTATCGGCGGTGGTTTTGGTGGTCAAAAGTCTCAGTTAGGTGTTACCACTGATAAACGTATTAAGAGAATCGGTTGCCACAACTTTAAAGCTATCGTTGAGGAAGATAAACTTCTTATCACAGACCCAGACACTATTTCTGAAATATCTACATTTATTGAAAAGCGTGGTTCTTATGAAGCCGACGAAGGATATCACGACGACTTAGTTATGCCTTTAGTTCTATTTGGGTGGTTGACAACCCAACCATATTTTAAAGAACTAAATAACATTAACATGCGAAAAATTATGTATGAAAAGCAGATGAAAGCTATCGAAGAAGACTTAACACCGTTTGGTTTTTACGATGACGGTAATCCTGAAGCTGATCCTTTGAATTTTTGAGTGAAAACATCTAAAAACTAAATAATTTCGTAGACAGTTTTTGTCTAGGCAATCATTATAAACAAGGAGAACAACAATGCCGTTTCAATTATCTCCAGGCGTTGCAGTCGTAGAAAAAGACTTTACTTCTATCGTTCCTGCCGTAGCCACTTCTATCGGTGCGTTTGCGGGTCAGTTCGACTGGGGTCCAGTTTTGGAACCAATTACAATCACTTCAGAAGATGACTTGGTTCGTCGTTTTGGTACACCAAACAACAATAACTTCCAGTCTTGGTTTACTGCTGCTAACTTCCTATCTTACTCTAATAATCTACTATTAGTTCGTCAGAAGACAACTAATATGAAGAACGCTGTGGTTACACCTTCTGGTGGTCTTTCTGCAGTTACTATTTCTAACCCAGGTTATGGTTATATCTCTACACAAGCTGCACCAACTGTTGAAATTAAAACAGAAGGTTTAATCAAGAGCATCGCTGTTGTTAACGGTGGTACTGGTTACACTCAAGCTCCAACAGTTGAGATTACTGACCCTAACGGTGAAGGTGCAGAAGCTCTAGCAACAATCACTCCAGGTGGCGCAATTGCTGGTATCACAATCACTAAAACTGGTTATGGATATACTAATCCAGTTGTTGTTCTAAACGGTCTTGGTGAAGGCGCAACATTCTCTGTTACTGTCGACGACACTGTACAGGAAGCTGGTGGCGAAACTCCAGTAGCGCATGCTGTTCTATCTGGTGGTGGTATTACTGCTATTACTGTTGCTAACGGTGGTGCTGGTTACATTGCTCCTCCTTCTATTTCTATTATCGCTGCTCAAGGTGATACTGGTTCTGGTGCAACTGCAACTGCAGTTATCTCTGGTGGTCCACTTGTATCTGTTACTTTATCTTCTGGCGGTCAAAACTACGTTTCTCCAGTTGTAAATATTTCTGGTGGCGGTGGTACTGGCGCAGTTGCTGAAGCTATTGTAACTGATGGCGTTATTACTTCTGTTGTAGTTTCTGCTGGTGGTACTGGCTATACTTCAAACCCATCTGTTACTATCACTGATAGCGGTGGTGGTTCTGGTGCTGCTATTCAAACTGTAACAATTGGTACTTCTAGCATTTCTGCTATCGTTGTTAACAATGCAGGTTCTGGTTATAAAGCAACCCCTACAATTACTCTATCTGGTCAAGCGTCTACTCCAGCTACTGTTGGTTCAGTGACAATTGGTCCATCTACAGTAACTCAAATTGTTATTGATGATGCAGGTTCTGGTCTTTCAGACGTGCCGTTTGTAGTTATTTCTGCTCCACCAGAAGGTGGCGTTAATGCAGTAGCATCTGCAACTATTACAGCTCTTGGTACTCCAATCTATAACCCACAAGATTATTCTGCACGTTTCATTAACGGTGGCGGTGTGGTTGGTGAATGGGCTGCTAAGTATCCAGGTAAGTTAGGTAACACTCTAAAAGTGTCTATGGCTGATGCTGCAACATATGCTTCTTGGGCATATAAGAACGAATTTGATGCTGCCCCAGGAACTTCTGAAGCATCTGCTCGTATCGGTGGTTCTAACGATGAACTACACATTATCGTTATCGACGAAAAGGGATATATCTCTGGCGTTGAGAACGCTGTTCTAGAAAAGTATGCTTTCGTTTCTAAGGCTTCTGATAACAAGAAACCTGATGGTTCTAACAACTATTACAAAGACGTTATCAACGGTCGCTCTGAGTGGTTGTGGTGGATGGATCACACTGACCAAGTTGTTGGTGGCTATGACAGCACTAACTGGGGTAACGTGATGGCTGGAACTACGTTCAAGTCTATGACTGCTCCATTAACTCAGTCTCTATCTGGCGGTTTTGACGACGCTTCTGGCACTGATGGTCAAACTATGGAAGCATATAGCTTGTTCGCTAACGCAACTCTATATGACGTTTCTCTAGTTATGGCTGGTAAAGCAAACCCAACTGTTCTTAACCACATTATCGACAACGTCGCTCTTGAGCGTCTTGATTGCGTTGTGTTCGGTTCTCCAGAGAACGTTGAAACTGGTGAAGTTATCATCGGTGATTCTTCAGAAAACATTGACGCTATCATTGACTACCGTAATGAACTTTCTAGCAACTCTTATACTGTTCTAGACTCTGGTTACAAGTATCAGTATGACCGTTACAACGACGTGTATCGTTGGGTTCCACTAAACGGTGACGTTGCTGGTCTATGCGCTCGTACAGATTATACTAACGACCCATGGTGGTCTCCAGGTGGTCTAAACCGTGGTCAGATCAAGAACGTTGTTCGTTTATCCACTAACCCTAATCAGACTAACCGCGACACTCTATATCGTAACGCTGTTAACCCAGTTGTTACTTTCCCAGGTCAAGGTACTGTTCTGTTCGGTGATAAGACTCTTCTATCTAAACCATCTGCATTCGACCGTATCAACGTTCGTCGCTTGTTTATTGTTCTTGAGAAGTCTATCGCAACTGCTGCTAAGTATCAGTTGTTTGAGTTCAACGATGCGTTCACTCGTGGACAATTCAAGAACCTAATTGAGCCGTTCCTACGTGACGTACAAGGTCGTCGTGGTATCACTGACTTCCTAGTTAAGTGTGATGAGTCTAACAACACTGGTGAGGTTATTGACCGTAATGAATTTATCGCTGATATCTTCGTTAAACCAACTCGTTCTATCAACTTTATTACTCTTAACTTCGTTGCTGCTCGTTCTGCGATTGCTTTCAGCGAAATCGGTGGCTAATATTAGATGAGGGGAAGAAATTCCCCTCATTTAAAACGAATAAATAAAAGTAATAACAAGGAGATTTAAATGGCAAATATTGCTGACTTTAAAGCCCAGATGATCGGTGGTGGTGCACGTCCTAACCAATTCAGAGTTGAGTTGACTTTCCCATCATTCGTTACACTAGGTGTTATTGCTGGTCAAAGAGCACAGTTCCTATGCCGTGCTGCATCTTTACCTGCATCAACTATTGAAACAATTTCTATTCCGTATCGTGGTCGTCCAGTGAACTTCGCTGGTGAGCGTTCATTCCAACCTTGGACTGTTTCGATCTACAACGATACAACTTTCAACATCCGTAATGCTCTTGAGCAATGGCAATCTGGTATTCAACAATACAATACAACTAACGGTCGTACTAACCCTACTGACTATCAGGTTGACTTGTCTGTTCACCAG